AATGTCCATGTCTGAGTATTGGCATCTGCAGGCTTTAAGTTTTCAGAAATAGAAAATACATATGAATTTCCACCGCCTAAAGCGTTGAAAGGAGATTGAGCAAATGTATTAAGCCCAAACATTATTGACCCTTCAATGCATCTACTTCTGCTTTAAGTTCTTTAATAGCTTCAATCAATAATGGCACTAAACGTTCATATCTAACAGTTAAGTAGTTTTCGTCAATTGGTGCTGGAGCTACAACTTCAGGCATAATATCTTGTACTTGTTGTGCTGATACCCCAACTTCACGTTTTTTTTCATATCCATAAGATTGAGCAAGTTCATTAGCTTCATAGTAGAAACCATCTAATGTTTGAACTTTAGCAAGGGCATTATCAATGTTACTGATTTTATCCTTGAAGCGCATATCTGAATAGTATGCAGTTACGTTGTTAGTTGCACGAATTTCACCAGTAGTGCCAGATGCGCCAGTACCTACACCCAATGAACCAAACTGTACACTTGATGTGGTAGAAACTGCTTGCGGAAGGCTAATTGTTACTGCGCCTGTTGCGCCTGATACAGAAATACCTGTGCCTGCTACAGCTGAAGTTACACCAGAATTATTAATGGTGATTGCTGAAGATCCATTGTATGTTGTACCAGAACTATAGGAAATACCTGTGCCAGCTGTTAATGCATTTGTAACTGATCCTGCAGATCCTGTTGTATTTTGGTTTAATGTAGGAATGTCAGCCGCAACAATTAAGCGGAATGTAGGTACGCCAGCAGAGCCGTTAGGTGCTGCCAAGAAGTAGTTTGCTGTCTTAGATGCATATGGGTTTTGTGTATCACCATAACCTGAAGCCAAGCTAATTGCTGGTGTTGCACCACCACTTGATGCTACTGGGCTTGTACCAGTTACAGACGTTACTGTACCAGAGCCTTTGCTATTAAACGTATTCCAGTCAGTAGAGCTTAAGTAACCACTTGTAGATGTAGTGGCTTGAGAAATGCTGATTGTTGGTGTTGTGCCGCCAGTAGATGATATAACGCCTGTACCTGAAACGCTTGTTACTGGAGCTGTGCCACTAGAAGCTGCAGTTAAACGACCTTGTGCATCTACTGTAATTGAAGAGTATGTATAAGAGCCGGCTGTTACTGTTGTATTAGCTAAGTTCCAAGTGACCGCTGCTGAACCATTATATGATGAACCACTTAATCCTGTGCCTGCAGTATGAGAGTTAGCTACAGATGCTGCTTGACCTGTGGTGTTGCCTGTGCCACCGGCTAAGACTGGCAATGTACCAGCTGCTAATGCGCCTGCTGAAGTTGAATATAAAGCATTATTAGCTGCAGTAAATGTAGTTAAACCTGTTCCACCATAACCTGTAGCAATTGTATTGCCTTGATACGTAGCGTTAGTAATTGTAGCAGTACCAAAGTTAGCAGTTGTTGTGCTAAAGTCATAATTGGCAGGAATAAATGCATACATACCCCAAGACCCAGCGACCGTACCATTGGCTTCAAGATAAATATAATCTAAAGATCCAGGTTGAATTGTATCAACTGCACCAGAAGCATTATCAACAATTGTTAATGTCCCACTAGAGTCATTATCAAAAATAAATGTTGTGCCAACTAACAAGGTAGTAGCATCAGGGAGCTTAAATGTTTGACCGCCTGTGCCAGCAACTAATTTTTGATAGTAGGTAGAAGCCGCAGTTAACGTTGTAGTTCCACCTGCTGCTGTAACGATTGTTAAACCAGGAACAATTTTGTTGACTGCAATATTACCTAAACCTGGATCACCATAAGTACCTAATGAAATACCACCATCATTATAGATGGTCATTGAATCAGTAGTATTACTATTGGTAGCAAAGTGAATATTGTATGCACCATATGTACCAATAGATAAATCAGTAGAAGCGGAAGCTAGATATGCTGCACCAGCAATATTAAAACAACCTGATCCATTGCTAAATGTAGTTGAGTTGATGCCTAATTCTGCAAACCCTGTAGTTGATGTAGCACTATTATTTGATACATTAAAATTAGTAGATGCATTAGTAGCACTACTTAAGTTTTGAAGAATGACTTGATTATATCCAGCTACAGTAGAGGCAAAAGAAGCAATAATACCTGTATCTGTATAATTTAAAGTAGAACCAATTGTTGCTACACCATTAACGTCATAGTTAATTGATTTTTCAGATGGATAGTCTACCCATACATTGACGCCACCTGGAAAAGTAACAGCACTTCCTGAATTGCTAGAAGCTAAGATTGTAGTACGTGTTAATGTAGGGCCGGTAGTTGAGTACGTGCCTACGCCTACCTCCCAATTCCCAGAGGAATCAGCGGCAGTATAAAAAGTAGTATTGGTATTTCCAACGCTGGCAAATGATTGGAAACCAGTAACTGCACCTGCAAGTGTAAAACTTACAGTCGTATTGGCTGTACCGGTTTCCTGTACACGGTCCTTTAACACTAGAGCCATTTATGACTCCTTAGCTTGTAGCTGTAGTAGAGTATGTAACGCTTACTGTATCGCCTGAAGTTACTGTTTTAGCAGTAGCAAAATTACCTTCTGAATAAAGAACACCAGCAGTGCTAGATAAAGTACTTACAGCACCTGAACCTGTTACCAAGAAGCAGCCATAAACTGTTGCAGAGCCAGTCATTGTATATGTGATTGCTGTTGCAGTTGATGTTGTTACGTTTGATGGTGTAGAGCCGGTTGATGATGAAGCAGCAAATACTGCTGTACCACGAACAGCTGAACCACCAACAGTATAAGTTGTAAGTTCTGTCCATGTTTTTGAAGTCATGGTATCAGCTGCAGCAAATGTTGTGCTGTTATTGATTAGACCTAAGAATGGGCCAGTTGTTGTGTATGTGCCTGATGTACGTAGCAATGTATCTAACAATAATTGTTTACCAACAGCCACAACTAGGTTAGGAAACTCTTCTTCCCATTTTAAATTACCGGCTGCATCACGGCATTCAACGTGATAAAAACCTTCAACGCCCATTCCTTCTGGAATATTGGCATTTGCTTGTAATGTGGCTACAGCGTGATCACCAAAGCCCTGTGTTTCTTTTAACATAATTACTCCTAACTAATTCTTAAAATGGCAGAGGTTGAGTTTGCCGTTGGAAACGTGATTGTAAAACTACTGTTAGCTGTTTTATCTGAACCAAAATTTAATACAAAACATGCTGCTCCTGTTGTGCTATTGTAAACTAAAGCACCCCTACAAGTAAAACTTGCAGGATTCCAAGTAACATTCCCAAAAGTAACATAAGCAGTATTTGTCGTATTGTCATAGGCCACAGTAGGAGTTAGCACATTTCCGCCAGCTGTATATCCAGTGCCGGAAACTTCATTAACAGAAGTATATGCAGTAGTTGTTGAATCTAGAGTTGCATTTGCATTATATAAGGCAATCTTATAAACATAAGGTGTGCCAGTATTAAAGTTTTCAACACCGCTTAATACATTGTTTTTAAATATAGTTGTTGCTGTTTGGGTAATTGGCATTAGGATTTAACCCTTAATTTTGTTTGGCCATCTCTGTAAGCATCGCCACGTTCTAGACCATCACCTAAACGTTTCAACTGAGCAAGCGCTTCTTGATATTTGTTTTCAATATCAGTAATAAAATCTTGCTCTTGTTTTTGAAACAGCGCAGCTTCACGCAATGAGCCATAAAGCAATACAGGATCAAAATTAATACCAAGCCAGCTAGTGCCAGTTGCATTAGTCACAGCAGATACAGTAAATGATAAGCCTGTACCTGAATTACCTAAATATGTATTGCTTGCAGTTAATACATCACCAACCGTATAGAATTGACCGCCATTAGTAATAGTAACCGATGTTACATATCCAGATGAGTTAACTACAATATCAGCCGTTGCTCCACTACCATCTTTAACAGAGCTAGTACCATAGATTAATGGCACATCATAATAAGTTCCAGATGCATATAAAGAGCCGGCTGCAAGGCTTCCTACTGTGGATATTTCACCCTGCACAATAGTTGGTGGATAATAAAAATAATGCAATTCAGTGCTATAGTTTTGATCTGGCGTTGGGCCAACAATCAATGTTAAGTCATTGATATTGTTGATAGAAGATCCAAAAAGAGCATAATGCGTTGGCATGCCAGTTGCATTTGGATTTGGAAATGCCTCACGAATGTAGTTAACATCTTTATTTAACAAATATGAATAGTTTCCAGTGGAATCTATTGTTGCCAAAGAATAAGTAGAGAGCCAATCAGTTGGCAATGTTAAATATTGGTTACTAGATGTAAAGTTACCAGTTACATTTTTACGCAAAGCAGGGATCTGCACAGAGTTATAAATTCTGTCTTCCGCTTCTTGAACAAAACGTGGTATGTTAGCTACGAAAAGTTGTTCCGTAGACTCCATATAGTCTTGAATTGCTTGCTGTAACTGAACGTAATTCATTATGCCATTGGGCCTCTAGCTTTAGTGCCTTTAGTAGCTGCACCGACACCACGAATAGTAATGCCTTCAGATTCTACTTTTTCACCTTTAAAACCAATGCTTACATCCATTGCTGGAGATTCAGAATCAATTTCATCGTATGAGTATTTGTTTGGATCTTTAGACCCACGTTTATTTTCTTCCATGTTCACTCCATGTGGCTTTGCATAATCTGATGCTGGTAGATTATTCTTAGCCATGATTATTTGCTTTGGTTTTTAGCACGGGCTAAGTTACGACCCATCTTCTTCATTGCTTCACCTGTTACAGATGATGCGCCTTTTTTACCTTTTGCACCGCTTTCAATTGCTACGGTTGGACCTGAATCACCAAGGTTTGTGCCCTTAGTTTTACCTTTGGTGTTAATACCACCTGCTGCTGTTCTGAAACCCATGTTAAACTCCTAAGTTGTTGTAATCGTTACTGTACCAATTAACACTACTGGTATCAAGTAATTTGGTGTTAATACTGTATCAAATGTGCTTGCGCCACCTACTGGTGCCCAGCCCCATTGAATCTGCCTACTACCATCCTGTGAATATCCATAAGCATCTGTATTAGTTACTGTAGGATCATAAGGATTTGTTTGTAAGCCGGTAGTGCCAGATACTTGATAACTCACATCTGGGCGTGGTTCACGAACAGCCTGTGGATCAAATACAGGATACATACCTAATTGTAATTGTGGTTGATCCGGCTCCCAACACTCTGGGCATACCTTAATGCTTACCATTTTGGTTTTAATAGTAAGCTTTTTAAGTTCTTTTAACTTATATCGCTGACCACATCTGTCACACTCAGCAATTGAATGTTTGCCACTAGCATATTTTGTAGCCATTAAACAAACCTACCTCTGGTTTTACCTTTAGTTTCAATGCCATGACCACGGACTTTTCCACCTTTTTTCTTTGATTCAACTTTATCTTTTTTTGGTTTTCCATCAAAAGTTGATAAATCATATAAAGAATCAAGTATTTTTTGAGCTGCATTACTAGCATAATCTTCTGTTTTTATTTTTACTTTGTCTAATAAAGATGGCTCAGTCCAATAAGTATTTCCATCAAATTGATAGCCTTGATACTTTGGATCATTTAAATCTATTTTTTTATCATTAGCCATAATAACTACCTTGAATAAAACATATTTCTAGGCACAAAACGCAATGGTGCTTTTTCACGATCTTCTTGTGCAGCTAAATCATATTGCTGATCATAGTCTGCTTTAAGCATTTGAATGCGATTAGGATCTGTGCCCTGCGCTTTTACAGCAATATAATAAGCAAGACCAGCAACCATAGCCGGAATAAATCGGAATGGAATATCATTGATTATAACACCTGTACCAGCATCCTGTATTCTGCGAAGTCTCCAATATACCAAAGTGTACTGATTTCCTGGTGAATTTGGTGATGGCCATACGTTAACGTTAGGCAATTGTGGCACTGAAATTGCTGCACCAGATGTATGTGATGCTGCAGTCGTACCATTCTGTGCACGATAACAGTTTAATAACTGATTGCCTGTTTGGCTTACATTTGGATAGTAAATGATTTCACTATCAATATTAATATAACCAGATGCTGCAATGTTAGATGTGTCGCTCAACGTAATAGTGGTATCTGTTGCAGAAATGTTGCCAGATAGCGTAGATGATGTTGGGTTTGTATTTCCTGATTGACGATCAATCCAAACTTGAATAGGGCGCCCTTGGGCAAGCTTATTTGGTATGGTTGAATACGTATCCTCAGAGATACGATTAATGTTGATGTCAACTTGATTTTGTAGCGTTCCTGTGCGGATTACTTGGCTTAATAAATCAATTGTATCTACTGGCAATGGATATTTAACCTGTCCAGTATTAAGCGGAATCTGGCCTTCTTCAATCGTCCATAAGTTAATGCCACGATTTGCCCACTCAATAGTAAGCAAATTAATGCTGCGTCTAGCTGTTCTAAAGTCATAGCCGGTACGAACCTCTAGGCCAGCACGTTCAAATGCCTCCTCAATGAGGTCATTCATGTTTAGATTAAATACAGAGGTGCCTGTGGTAACAGCCATTACTTATCCCAATTTATATTAATTCGTACAATGCCAAGGTCTATGATGATGTAATTAATGGTTTCATCTTCTGCAAATTCAAAACCAATCATAAAACCACTAATCAATTCAAATCCACAGTAGATGTTCATTATTTTAAACCTTTTAATGTTTCTGCTAGTCTAGCACGTTTGCCAAGTTTTCCAGGCGCTTTTGCTGCTTTAGCAAGCTTTTTAGCTGGAATCTTTTCGCCTTGCGGTACACCAAGCTCTTTATGCAATGAACCTGGCTTGCGGATTGCATCACCAATCCAATTTTTCTTACCTACTTTACCACCTTTTTTGTAGACCTCTACATCTTCAGGATGATCCTTGCGATGGATAATCTTTTTGCCTGGCATTTTGCTTGGGTTAATATCGCCCATTCCACGTGAAGCTCTCATATTATATGGTTCCTGTTGTAGAAATTTGGTTTGGCGGATTAGTATTTGATGCATTAATTGCACCTAATCCTGCAGTTGGTGTTGCTAATCCTGGTGATGAATTTGATTGGTTTTGATGCCATTGATCCCAGTCATCATGTCCCCAGCCACTAAAGCCATCTTGTGAATGCATCCAGTTCTGTTGGCCATTAGTTGGTTGTGAATTTGTCTGCATTACATCCGGATTAAATTGGCCGGCTGTTTGACTATCTGTATCAGGAACTCTAGTAGCGCCATTACCAAAACCAAAGCCAGCAGTACCTGGACCCATGCCATAAGATGATGGCCCACCAAATGTTCCTTGAGGTGCGTAAGGCGTTGTTATTTGGCTAGGATTCTGCGTATTAGAGTTATTGCTATATGCCATATGAAATGGCTGATATTGCTGTTGTTGTCCAGCACCCATGTTTTGTTGGCCATCAAAGTTTCCAGCACCAATGCTTGGCTGTCCTGCAGATGGTGCGCCATAAGGCTGAAATGCATATGGAGAACCATAAGACTGCTGTGGTGCAGATGGTTGTGCATATGATCCATATTGCTGCGGAGCATTATTTCCAGCCATTCCTAAAAAGTTATTAACCAAACTTCCCAATTGCGTATTTGCAAAAGGATTGTTTGTTTGGCTTCCAGTAGAGTACGGAGAGAAATTGTAACCGGCATTATAGCCTTGGAAACTATCTCTTGCAGATACTGGAGCTGCTGATGAACCACCCATTTTATTTTTTGCCTTTAGACATACCACCACCGCACATGTTTTGAACATGCTCATGGAATGGTTTAAAGCCGGCTGCATGTGATTTCATGTGGTCTGCATGGTGCTTAAATCCACCGCTATGCTTTTTAATTGCATCTTTAGCACTTGTGTGGCCATCAACTTTTTTAACAGTACCGCCACGTTTGTAGCCTTGATGCGTAATAGATGCTACTGCTTGCTCTTGTGGAGATAAATCAGAGAATCCTCTACGTGCAGGAGCTGGAGCCGGAGCTTGTGGCACTGGTTCTGGCATTGCATTAGATGCTGATAAACCACCGGCTGAAGGCGCAGTCTCTGTCATAGGTGCAGATGGACGATCAGGAGCAATAGGAGCAAAGTTAGGTGCAATCATTTCATTGCTAAAGTCTGTACGATCACCTCTAATAGCTTCATCTACAATCTTGCTTGCTTCCTTGCGATCAGCTTTTGTTGGTGTGCTATCACGCCATGAATTAGCACCACGTGCATTGCCTTTTACACCAAAGTTTTTACCACCCATATCAGTAGATGGAACTTTAGCCCAATCATAAGGATCTGGAGTGCCACTATCCCAAGAAGATGGTTTCTTAGCCTTTGCCATGATTATTTCTTTCCGAACTCTTTAATATGGTCGTTATGAAGTTTGTGCCCACCAGCATGCTTTTTGTAGTGCTCAGAATGGTGTGTGCCACCAGCTGTTTTTTGAATATGCTCTACATGGCTAATCATGCCACCAGTTTTTTTACCAACAATACTCTTAGCTAAATTACCCAACATCTCCATAGTGCCAGGCTGAGACTTATCTGCATCCTGTTTAACTGCGGATTCATATTGAGACTTTTGCATTGCAAAGTCTTGTGGATTAGCTTGGCGCTTTTCAGTTAACGTTCTTACGTATTCTGAATTCTCTAGCTTTTTGCTTTTATCATCAGCCATGATTTAGCACCATTTACCTTTAGTCTTACCTTTAGATGCAATACCATCTGCACGGCTAGATGCTGAACCGCCTGATGCCATACATTTAGTTTTGCCACCTTTTTTCATGCCACCGCCTTCAATGCCAATGGTTTTACCACTGTCACCAAGGTTTGTACCACGTGTCATGCCACGTTTTTGAACTTTAGATTGACCAAACTTACCTAGTTTATTAGAGCCGGCTTCTACGTCTTCTGCCATAGTGCGTGGACCCATTGTTTCTTTAGCCATTGCTTTACCACCTTTCTTCATGCCTGGAACTGGAGCGCCAGCTGGAGGTGCCATTGCTGCCATTGGATTAGCTACTGCTGGAGCTGGAGCACCAAGTGCTTTTGCAGCCATCATTGCCATAGCCGGATTCATTTGTTTGCGTTTCATAGTGCTTCCACCTTGTTTAAGTTTTGATAGATCAGTGTGTTTATCTTCATGCAATTGTTTGTCATGCATACTAAAAGCCTTTTTAATAAGCTTCTTATCTTCTTTAATATCATCATGTTTCATTAGCATTTCCACCTTTTTAATGATGCAGCTTTCCGTGTAGGCTTGCCATTCTCATCTTTCATTGGGCCTGGCATACCTGACATACGTGCACAAAAAGACTTCTTACGTGCACCACCTTCAGGCTGAGGAGCTTTTAAATGACTCCCTGTTTCACGATTGTATTTTGCTCTTCCTTTTGCAGTAAGTCCAGCACCTTTATCAGTAGGTAATTTTTCACCTCTACCCACAGATAAAGTAGGACCGCCTTTTTTAAGCTTTGCTGTTTTAGCAGAATCTTTAAAGTCTTTAGCAGTTGGTGCATCTTTAGATCCAGGCTTACGCATCTTTTCACCGCTACCATGAGCAATGCGCTCTTGCTTAGCATGAATGTTTGCATATAACCCACCAGATTTAAAAGTTTTACCTTTGTCTGCAGCTGCAAATTCTTTACCTACTGATTGTTTAATACCAACCTTTTTAGCAAAAGATTTGCTATGAGCTACCGCTTCCATCAAGTTATGTTGTGCTTTAGATTTGCTAGGCATAATTATTTGCTTGCATGTTCAATAAACCAAGCTACTAATCCGCCAACAATACTAGCGGCACTGCCAACGGCAAGTAGCATTCTCCAACCACCATGAGCAGCTGACAATGTATCATTAATTTTGGAAAGAGTCTGTTTAATCTCTTCCATATCTTTAACCATTTTGTCCATATCAGCTTGTAAGTGTTTGATTTCGTTTGCATGGGTAGCCAACTCTCTAGCGGTTTCTAATTCAGCAGGAACACTCATATATCACCTAGCCGTAACAAATAGAAACAGATGTTACATTAGTAACTGCAACATAAATACCAGTATTAGCCAAAATTCCCTCACCTGGAATAATAACTTGGAATGGTTGAACACCTGAGCTGGTTTTAGTTTGCCACAGGATAGGACCTGTATTATCCGTTCCATCATAAAATGTAACTGTGCCTGCAGTACCAGTTCCAACAAATACTGCTTGTTTTAGCCTTGCACGGCCTGTATATAATTGAGCAGGAAAAGTGCCAGCATAGGCAGCTTTTACGTCATATTGCATTGTCATAATTAATCTCCTGAATTGATAATAGGGGACCGAAGTCCCCTTAGATTAATTAGTCAAAGTTACCGTATGGGTATGTTGTGCCGTTACCAATGTTCAAGTCTTGTTGAGCATAACGCAATGTAATGTTCATTTGACCTGATGTTGGAGCTGTCAATGAAGCTACAGTCATTTTAACTGTTACAACAACTTGTGAGAACCATGAAGGTTGTGTACCTGGTTGCAAGTTTTGTACGTCTTGCAATGTACCATTTGCATAGTCTAATTGTGTACCTGTAAATGTTGCTGTGCCACGTCCGGCTGAAGTAATAGCAGCCATTGTGCCATATACGCCAGTAGTTGTAGCAAAGTTGTTAGAGATGTATGGTTGGATTGAAGTTACTGTATGTGTACCGTCAGATGGCATAGCACCAACATCAACGTATACATCAGTAATGTTTGAACCTTGTGGGATTAAGAATACAACACCACGGTAAACTGTACCAGTTGCGTCAGCTGTAGGCGCTGAAGCTGCTGTAGGACCTGTGCTGCTATAGTTACCACCTTGTGGTGTGTAAATTGTAGCTGCAGCGTTTGGAATGCCATTTGATGTAACAAATACGCCAGAACCACCTGCATAACCAAGAGTTTGTGGAGTTGTAACAGCAAAATCAATAAATGCTTGTTGAACCAATTCTGCGTACCCAACATCACGTTGTGGACCAAAACGGTTATCGCCCGATAAAATCGGACCGTCAAAAGTAGAGCGACCCATAATATATTTCCTTATG